CAACGATCTTATTGCTGAGTTGGAGAAGATCGACCGCAAGACCCGCGAGAGCAAGGCGAACATCGAGGAGACGATCACGTCGCTTCGGGCTGACATCGAGGCAAACCCGCCGAGCGTTGACCCCGATGTCGATACGGACGGAATCAAGGCTGACTTCGAGGCGGCTTTGGCAGGTGCCAACCCACTCAAGGGTCAAGGAGACGGCGACGGCGACGAGTACGGCGAGGATTTTGTCAAGGGTTTGCTTGACCAGTTCAAGGGTATCGAGGACGAACTGGCCGAGGCGTCAGCCGACACCCTGGACGAGCGCCTTGCCCTGATCGAGCGCAAGTACACCGAGTTCCTGGACGGCCTGAACAAGCTGGCCGAGAACGGCACCGTGCCCCCGGCGCTTCAGGGTGCCCGCGATAAGGTCAAGGAGTTGATCGCTCTCCGCAAGGAGCAGGAGCGACAGAAGTTCATCGTTGAGCAGACCCGCGAGGTCGAGCAGAAGATCAACGAACTTCAGCAGGAGCGCGACGAGCAGATCGAGAAGATCAACGACAAGTACGACCTCGGCATGATCAACGGTCAGGAGCGGGCCGAGGAAGACGCCGCCGCCAACGAGGCGTACATCACCCGAATGCAGACGGTGATTCGCGAGGCGAAGGAACTGGCGCGGGCCAACTCCAACACCGAACTTCAAGGTCTCCTGGGTGGTCTCGACAACTTCGAGGAGACCGAGCGTCTGCGCGGCAAGTTGCAGCAGATCAAGAAGATCGAGGAGGGCATCAACGATGTCATTTCTCAACGCGACGAGCGCATCCAGACCATCAATGCGTTGCGTGAAGCGGGGTTGAAAACCTCGGGTGAAGCAGCGGAAGCGATCAACCAGGAATTCGCACGGACTCAGGAGCAGATGGCCCCACTGGTCACCCTGGGTCGCGACCTGGCGAACGAACTCAACCGACCTGACATCGCTCGCAACTTCGAGTTGATCGGGGCGCGTCTTGAGGGTCTGAAGCAGCGGATGCTGGACGCAAAGGAAATCAACGACTCCTTCGCCTCCGGTTTCACCAACGCCATCGAGGCGTTCGTTCGCGGCACCAAGACGGCCAGCCAGGCGTTCCGGCAGTTCGCCTCCGACTTCCTGGCCGAGATCGCCAAGATGATCATCCAGCAGTTGATCTTCAACGCGATCAGTGGGGCGTTCGGTGGTAACACGAGCGGTACAGGCGGGATCGGTGGTGCACTGTCCAGTCTCGCCGGAAGCCAGTATCACGACGGCGGCGTGGTCGGTAGTGGTGGTTCGGATCGCCTGGTCAACCCGCTTTGGTTCACCAACGCACTGCGTTATCATTCCGGTGGTGTCGCGGGTCTCAAACCCAACGAGGTGCCCGCCGTGTTGGAGCAGGGCGAGGAAGTGCTTACCCGCGACGACCCGCGCCATCGTGCGAACAACGGCTCAACCAACGGTGGTCCGATGAGTGTGAAGGTGGTAAATGCGATCGATTCGTCCAGCGTGCTTCAGGAAGGCATGAACTCGACGACGGGTCAGAAGACGGTCCTCAACTTCATGCGGGCCAACAAGAAACAGATCAAATCGGTGCTTGGCTAATGGCATGGGAAACAGGAACCGTCAGTGACCACATCACCTTGTTCAACAAGGTGAGGGACTTCCTGACGACGAACACGGACCTGGTGAACGCCGGTCAGAATTGGGTGCAGGAACTCGGCCCGACTGGGGCGCTGGTACAGGGCGACCAGGTGACGCTCAAGGGGCCGGGACTCGCCGGTGGTGACAGCATCTACTTCGGGATGGACACCACGTCCTCGGTGGAGGACGACATCTTCAATCTGCGCCTGTGGGGTCACGCGGCGTTCTCGTCCACCCTGGGACCGCGTGAACAGTTGTTGATGTCCTCGGACGTGTACCACTTCCTGTGGAACCAGCCGATCACCTACTGGATCATCGCCAACGGTCGGCGCTGGATGCTGCTGACCAAGATCAGCACGGTGTACACGCAGTCCTACGTCGGCTTCTTCCTGCCCTACGGTACGCCGAGCGAGTACCCCTACCCGATGACGATCGCGGCCATGTCAGGGAGCAATCGTCGGTGGAGTTCCGAGGATCAGCGCGATCGCTTCTTCGTCTCGCCCGGCAACCAGACCATGTACTGCTACTACCCCGACAACGTGTGGCGGATGGTGGCGAACCAGTACAATGACTTCGACGACCGCCGCCTCGGGCGGTATGGTAGCGCCTTCACCTTCCCGTTCATCGGTGGCGACGACTGGGGAGGTCCTGACAGCGACTCGATGATCTACAACACCGCGCAGTGCTTCGATGGATCGTACATCCTCCGTGACGTGATCCTGTGCTCGAACAACCCCTACGACGCCTACCTCGGTGTGCTGGACGGGGCGTACTGGGTGCCTGGTCGGGCGCAGTCGGCAGAGAACATCATCACGAAGGACGCCACGGACTACCTCGTCTCGCAGAACGTGTTCCGCAACGGGTTCCGTGACTACATGGCAATGAGGCTCGAATAATGGCTTACCAGAACACACCCGTCAGCGACGGCATCGGCGTGGTCCAGGCGATCGGGTCTTTTGCCGCCTCGAACGGCTGGACGAATCACCGCGACGAAGGCGACGGCACCTACCGCGTGGTCACGCTGTCAGCCGGTGGGGCGTACATCACGCTCTATGGTGTGCAGGATAGCGTCTACCTCAACGGTCATCGGGGGATTGACACCGGTGTGGCCTGGAACGCGCAACCCGATCAGTATTATTCCGGCGACTATCAGAGTCGAACTGAGGTCAGGTTCCGCGTCAATCCGCTACTGTCCGTGCACCTGTTCGCGTCCGCGACTCCGACGCCCTATGTCTACGCGGCGATCGAGAACGAGCCGGGGTATTACCGTCACATCGTGATCGGCCACATGCAGAAGTTCGGTACGGCCCTGGGTGGGCTGTTTTGGGACGTGGCAGACACGGACTGGGACCGATACAGTTCCTCTAGGATGAGGCACCTTCGCTATCCGCTCGTCTACAAAAGGAATGACGATTATGCCCAGCGTAAAGGGGGTTTGGACTGCCAGAACCTTGCCGGGGCAGCGCAGTGGACGTCTTTCTGTCCCAGCACCGGTTACTCGGCCTGTGGCATGTGGGCCAACGAGATGAACCGCCACATGGACCTCGCGGCGATCGACTACAACGGTCGCACACCGCTTCAGACGCCGTTCGTCGAGATCAGCACCGATGGGGTGTACGTTCCCTACGGCACGCCGCCCGCCTTCCGTTACGTCAGCCTGGAATTCTTCGAGGCGGGCGACGAGATGACGATCGGTCCCGACACCTGGAAGGTGTTTCCTGTGATCCGACGCGGGCCGAGCAAGGGATACACGGGTTCCCCGGCTGAACCGTCCGACGAGTTCTCTGATAACTACGGCATCGCGTACCTGAAAGCCTGATGAGTTCCTACGATCCCATCCAGGAACTTTCCAGTTCCCCGCATCCCGAGATGAGTATGCCAGCGGTGAGTACGCCCATGCTCGCCTTCACGGTAGCAACTCCGTACCTCTCTCGGATGCGCGGACACGGTTGGGACCAACGTGAAGACCCCGGTGCCGGGTCGTGGGTGTTCACCTACGAGGACATCAACTCGTCCAACTATGCCGGGCATCGTCACCAGGATTTCTTCAAGGATTTCTACAACCGCATCCTGTTCACGCCAGGCGAGGTTTCCTTCGGTAACATCCTGTCGACCGAGACCCAGGGGTTGGAAGTCTGGAACGCCTTTCTCGAACCCAAGGAAATGACCGATTACGTGGAGTCGGTGACCGAGGGGTTGACGGTGACCGAACCGGTGAGTTCGCCCTACACGTTCGACCCGCTCGAAGAAATCACCTACGCGGTGACGGTCACCACCAATGGTCCGCCACAGTTTGCCGAGGCGATCAACTGGACGATCGGCGGGAATGCGTTCTCGATCGAGGTGACCGGTCAGCGGGTGTTGGTGTGGCCTTTCCCGCCGAACTGGGACGACAACGTGTCGGAAAACCTGTCCTGGCTCACCGACGTGATGACGGCATTCGACGGCACCGAGCAGCGCGTCGAGTTGCGGTCCAAGCCGCGCCGGGAGATCGAGTACACCACCACGTTGCACGGCAACTCGGTCAACCACCTGAAGAATCTGCTGTTCGGTTGGCAGAACCGCAAGTACGCGCTACCGATCTGGCAGGACAAGGCAGTGATAAAGGAATCCTTGACGACTGGCGACACGTCCATCCCGGTGTCCGCCGAGGGTCGCAGCTTCACCGTGGGCGGCTTTGCCGTGGTGATCCAGGACGAGTTCAACTACGAGGTCGTCGAGGTCGACAACGTGGTCTCCGATGCGATCACCCTGGTCAACCCGCTAGAGAACGACTGGCCGATCAACGTCCGCCTCTACCCGGTCAACCTGGCGATCCTGCCCACCTCGGTCAGCACCAAGCGACCGTCGTCGACGACGATCAGCGCACAGATGACGTGGCGTGCCGACCCGGTGGAGACCGACCCGTACATTCCGAGCATCCCGGCAGTGGACACCTACGGTGACTACGAGGTGATCTACCGCAAGCCGAACTGGGCGCGGCAACCGGACGACACGTCCATCTACGACTACATCCTCAACGATGCCGATGTCGGCGGGTTTCAACCCATCCCGAAGGAGTCGTTCCCGCGTCAGCAGCGTCAGTACCAGTGGGTCATCAAGAACCGCGCCGACATGGCGGACTTCCGGGCCATGCTGGGGCGCATGAAAGGGCGGAACACGCCGGTCTACCTGCCCACCTGGTTCGCGGACTTCTACCTGTACGACGTGATCGGGGCGAACTCCTCGACCATGAAGGTCGAGCGCCAGGATTACGATTTCATGGTAGGTGTCGAGCCGACGCAGAACACCATCCTGGTGCGGTTGATGGACGGCACCCAGTACATCCGCACGATCATCGACACCAGCCCGGCAGAGGGCGAGTACGAGTCGATCAACGTGGACACGCCGTTCCCGGTGGAGATTCGCCCCGAGGACGTGACGATGATCAGCCTGGTCCACCTGATGCGATCGGAGTCTGACGCTGTTACACTCAACTATCAGTCGGATTCCGTATCCACAGTTGAGATGACGTTGGTCACGGTGAACGGGTAATGAGCTTCCAGGAACAGGAAATAAGCATCTATCGCGGCTCGCCGGTCGAGTTGTACACGGTCGCCTACGGGTTCAATCGTTGGCACTACACCTCGGGCGACGAGGACGTGAAGGTCGATCCGATCGTTTACCGCGCCGTGCCGATCCAGCGTTCCTCCCTGGAAGTGAGCACCGACCAGTCGACGGCGGACTTCACCGTGGAATTCCCGCTGGATGCGGAGTTCCTGAGTCTGTTTCGGATCAGTCCACCCTCGGGTGTGGTGACCATCCTGTGCGAGCGGTTCCACCGTACCGACACCGGTGCCGAGCGGTCGATCGTGTTCAAGGGCGCGATCGCGAACGTCGCATGGAGTTCCGAGAACGTCGAGATGACGTGCGAGTCGAGTTCGCAGACGATCAAGCAGGTCGGTCTTCGTCGGCACTACCAGTACGGTTGCCCGTACATGCTCTACGGCGGCGAGTGTGGGGTGAACCGCGCCAACTTCCAGGTCGACGGGACCGCCTCGAACATTAACGGTATCCAGATCGACGTGACGGCGGCGGCGAACTACGAGGATGAATGGTTCGCCGGTGGCTACATCGAGTTCACGCATTCCAGCCTGGGGACGGTCGAGCGGATCGGTATTGCCGCCTCGTTGCAGGGTAGTGGGCGACTCACGTTGTTCACCTACCCAGTGGGTCTCGCCAGTGGTGCCGAGGTGAAGCTGTTTGCTGGCTGCGACCGGACATTCGGGACGTGTGTGACCAAGTTCGGCAACGGACCCGCCTACGGTGGTCAACCGTTCACGCCGACGAAG